AAGATCTTTTAAACGTACTGCATCAATGACCAATCTGCGTACAGTATTATCGTCGGCGCCCAACCAAGACAAGAACTTACGGAACTTGTACGTCAAGTGACGACCCGGTTGATAGCTGGCTTTGAATTGGCAGTTAAAACAATGATAACTCACTCGACCTGCATCAGTTTTGAGACCGCCTCGTCCTCTTGTGTCTGCACTTTCTCCATTGTACACACAGCAGGGTGCGTTAAACGATATCCAGCCGTTCTGACCCGTTTTACGACGGGCAGGCAATAATTGCAAAACTGTTTGCTGGATTGAGTCTAACATTCAGCTATTATATACTAAATTTTAACTGTTGCCAATCTTAATGATTGTAAAAGTCTAATATACATCCAGCCAATATCAAATTCGTACGCCTTTAACGAAAGACGGGGGCTAGCAGGGTCCAGATGATGATTATTGTGAAGCTCTTCACCGCCAATAATAATACCCCAAGGGCTAATATTTCTAGATTGATCTCGTGTTTCACCATTGCGGTATCCCCACCAATGTGCAACACCGTTTATTACTCCTGCGGCCCAGAACGGAATCCAAATCATCTGTATGCCCCATATCAAGGCGCCAATCCAACCAAAGAGGATGAGGTTGAACACAAGGAGAATGCCAATGCCAAGTCTGGAGTGACCACTGTATAAGTTGCGCTCAATCCAATCATCAGGAGTACCACGACCATATGCGTCAACCATTGCTTTATCTTTGCTTGCGTCATGGTATAAAAATGCTCCTTTAAATAGTACTCGCCCGATACCGTACACATGAGGTGTATGCGGATCGCCGGGCTCGTCACTGAATCTGTGATGTTTGCGATGTATGGCCACCCATTGTTTGGTAACCATGCCTGTGGTTAACCATAGCCAGGCTCGCATAAAATGGGCTATCGCAGGGTGGAATGTTACTGAGCGATGTGCTTGGCTGCGATGTAGATATAATGTGACACACACAATAGTGATGTGTGTGAGTATTAGGGTGTATAATATAGTCATACTATACTTATTGCTTTACATTGAACTTGTAAATGTTAGTATCCAAATCTTAAAATGGTTTGGTAGCACTCTGTGTCACTGTGTTGTTGTTTGTGACAGTTTGGACCCCCGAGGTGTCTGTGGTCACTGCTGCCCCCAACATCAGGTACTTGCTATTGGCTAGGCTAGTTAAAGGTGCTGTGGGTGCTGTGACTGTGGCACTGGTGCTGTTGTAAACTGCTGTGCCCACGGTGGCTCTAAAGTTGGTAATAAAGCCAGGCCAATAGCCCCCATAATATTTGCCTATGTTGTTACACACACCCGAGTAATTGAGATTGTTGACCTGTGTACCACCGCTGATACTGGAGCCGCCGGAACATCCGGTAGCACGACTACAGGTTACAACAGCACTGGTATTCACAAAGGTGCCCACCCACATGGTTTCTACTAAGGTGCTGGCATTGCGGTTGAGTATAATATAATGCCACTTGTTGACCTGCAACGTACTGGTGGGAAAAGTATAAGTTCTGACACCAAGACCACCATATGCGTCCAGGGTAAATGATTGTGCATCATTGGTGAATAGGCTTAGAGCGCCCGAAGCGCCGCTGGGGTGCTGTGGAGCAACCAACGCCCTTGTGGAGGTATAGTTGCTGTTGTTGTAGAACCAACCTTCTATGGTATAGGCTCCTGTGCTCAATGCAAAGCCCGGCGACAATGAAAGAAATTGACTGGTTCCGTTGAATTGCAGACTACCAGCCAAGGGCAAATATTGTGTATCAACTACAAAGCCAGTGTTGGTAAGTTGTACGCCAGAGATAATCATGATTTATCCATTAACTGATTGAGACCCAACCGTAACGCACAGTGACATTACCGCCGCTGGTGTTGTTGATACCAAAGTCAAATCTATTGGTAGTTGCACTTGGAGCCACACTGGACCGCACAATGGTATTTGCTGTGCCCGTAAACTGATTGGGTATGCTGGTAAAGTCAATGGGCGTTCCGCCACCGGTATAGACCCAAGCATACTGAGCACCCACAACAGGAACATTGCTGTTGGTAATGGTAGCCGTAGCATTCCAGGCCAAGATACCATTGGGGATATTGCAATCAACCCACAAGTAGTAGGTCGCGCTGGGACTCACAGTGAAACTCTGGGTGCTGTTGCCTGTAGGTACAGTCCAGGCGCTTTCAAATCTTGTGACCACATTTATTGGTGCGGTGTTGGCATAGTTTACAGCAAATGTGTTGCCGGGCAAAGTCAAGTTGCCGGTGTTGTCAAATTTCCAACTGTATGCGCCGGCTACCAGTGTCACGTTACTGCTTGTACCATAGATGTTACCGGTGTTGTTGGCAGTGATACCGGTTAATGCAGAGCCGTTACCAATAAAATACGAGGCTGTTACGTTTGCTGAGCTTACAATATTAGAAACATAGTTGGCCAAGTTGGCGACAACGTTGGCATTGCTGTATGTTCCTGTTACAGTTGATGCATAGTTTACACCATTGGCCCAATACACGCCATTTGTGGTTGTGACTCTAGTGACTGCAATATTGGTTAAGTTTGCATTACCTGATGTTAGGTCAAATTCAATATATTTTGTAGTATAAAGATCATCGTTTTTATAGATACCAAACTGTCTATGTACCCCAATGCCTCGATTGTTATTGCCATTGCCGCCAGCATCCCACCAGGCATATCCTAGTATAGTAGTACCACGAGAACTGTCTAAACCGTTATTATAATCAATGCTGATATTGCCGGTATTGTTAACAGCACCAATCGACCCGTCACCAACATGTAACCAGTATCCAGGATTGGAATTGTTAATACCAACATAGTCCAAAATTGCAATCTCACCACTACCAGCTGAATTTAAAATAATTCCTTGGCCAGCTCCGCCTGCTGTACCAATTGTGGTGTCACTGAATGTGATGTTTCCAGTGTTTGCTGTGGCAGTTATACCACTAAAAATACTTACACCGTTACTGAATTGATAGGCCGGACTTCGTATGTGGTCCCCCACTGTGATCACATCCACATTGCCAATTCGTGCTGTGCTGGAAGTAAATTCAATGTCCCCATCAAAGTGTAGCAGATAACTGGCCACTTGTGTGTTGCCGTATGTGCCTGCCACTGTGCTCAAGATGTTGACACCGTTGGCAAACAGGTAGCGTGGTGCTGTTACGTTGCCTGAGATTGTGGCATTGCCTACTGTTATAGTTGATAATGGTAGAGCCGGACTGTAATCAGCTGAATATACTGTGACAGGATATACAAATGAGGATGCAGTTGGAGTAGTAGAGACCGAAACAAAGATGGGACTGCCAGCAACGAAACTTGCTGAGGTAACTGTCAGCGTTACTCCAGCGTTACTGACTATGGTGTATCCTGCTACTATGGCATTTGAATTAACATCTGCTGGCAAGAACACACCTCCAGTATCGGAGCCGGATCCAAACGCATTTAGAGCGTAGGCGAAACTAGATCCCACCTGGGCTTGTACAGCACCAACAAAGTTTAGAGCACGGACGTTGCCTGAGTAGGTTGGCAAGTAAGAGGCCACGTTGGCATTGGCATAGGTACCAGCTACTGTGCTCAATATGTTTACACCATTGGCAAAATTGAATTGACTGGCATTGATGTTGCCAGCTACACTTATGGTATTGCCGTATGTGATTTCTTTTGATGTAGTGTTGTAGAACATCACGCTGGTAACATTTGCAACATCATTTCTAACAGGTGCCACGGTGAATGTGTTGGCTGTGGTTTGGTTCAATGTGCCAGAAGTTGCGTTAATAATTATAGAGTTGTTGCCTTGATTTGTAAATCCAGCATTTCTACCAATGGCCACAGCATAGTCGCCTTGATTGGTTTTACCAGCACCGGCGCCAACGGCCACTGAACGGTCACCTTGATATTGTGCACCAGCATCGTTGCCAATGGCCACGCTGTATAATCCTTGATCTAGTGAGCCTGCGCCTTCACCAATGGCCACAGCTGAAGTACCTTGGCTTGTTGCACCTGCACTGAGTCCAATGCCCACATTTGCACTGGTCAAGGTATTATTGATTGTGTTGATACTGGTGGCTTGTGTGGCCGCATTGGAGAACAATGTGGTGATGTTTGTTGTTGCAGTACCCAAGTTGGCATCTAGTGTGGTAATGCGAACATTTGCCGCTGTAACATTGCTGGTAATATTACCCAACCAGGTGACCATGGTTGCACTAAAACTGGCATTGTTGCCCAGCGCAGTTCCTAACTCTATCAAGGTGTCCAGCGCCCCAGGTGCCTCTGCAACCAGGGTACCAATGTTGGCACTGAGTGACTGTATTGCGGCATTGGCTGCAGTGACATTTGCATTAACAGTACTAATACCGGTGGCTTGTGTGGCGGCATTGGCGTTAGCAAAAGTTTGATACGCACCTAGGTTAGCGTTAAATGTATTAATACTTGTTGCCTGAGTGGCCGCATTTGCATTGGCAAAGATTTGATAGGCACCGACATTGGCTCTCAATACGTCATCTGTACCACTGCCGCCACTGCCTGTTACTAAATTTCCATTAACTAATAAATTTCCATTACTGACAGTAATAGGAACATTACCAATATAAATTGTGTTGTTACTGACCCACAAATCTTTCCATTGGCGGGTCGAGCTACCTAGGCTATAGGTCACATTGGCGCTTGGTAATATGTTGCCGTCAAATGCAGATAGATAAGTGGCCACATTGGCGTTACTGTATGTTCCTGTAACACTGGCAATTGCCTGTGCCTGTGTGACAGCGTTGGCCACCAAATCAATCAGTGATGTTTGTTGTGCAACGGCGTTACTTAATAGTGTGGTCAGTGATGATGCCTGGGCGGCCGCATTGGATGTCAAGGTATCAAGTACTTGACTTTGTGTGGCTGCATTACCAGTTAATGTGTCTAGCAAGGTTGCTTGTATAGCTGCATTGCTGGTTAAGTTTGTTATTGCGGTGTTGGCCGCAGTAATATTTGCTTGTAATGAATTTATTTCTGTGGTTTGTGTGGCTGCATTTGCATTGGCAAAAGTTTGATATGCACCTACATTGGCATTGATAGAGTTTATGCTTGTGGTTTGTGTGGCTGCATTGCTATTGGCAAACGTTTGATATGCACCTACATTGGCATTGATAGAATTAATACTGGTAGTTTGTGTGGCTGCATTGCTATTGGCAAAAGTTTGAAATGCACCGATGTTTGCGCTAGTGATACTCTGTGAAGCCAGATATGCCGCAGTATTGGTATTGCTGTATGATCCAATTGCGCCCAACGCAGTTATAGCGTTACCACCAGCAGTTACACCATCGTGTACTCGTAGTGTTTTTAATTGAGTGTCAATGGTTAATTCACCGCTTACTCCGGTATAATTATTGTTTTGTACAGTATTACCACGTTTCAATAATACTTTAGTTACGTTTACATTTGCTGTTGTCATGGTAATAATCCGCTGTCAATTACAACTTCGTTCAGTGCAGGTGCAGGTTCCGTTGTTGAATAATATGCATCTCGCACATCCAAATCCAACGGAACTCCAAAGTTGTCATCAATGTAGAGTGGACTTTCACTACTGTCTGCTGCTAACACTTTTTTTAGTGTCAGTTTATAAATTCTCTGATCCAGACTGTTGACAGTTGCAGTATCAATAATCACTGTACCCAAACCTTTGGTAATATCTGTAAAAGCGACTGCTAAATTATAAGCAGTAGTTTTATTAACCGGATCTTCTATGTTCAGTTGCACAGTATAACCAGTCAAATTTACTGGTTTTTGGTCCTGATTTTTAACTACGACTTGTATGGGGTTGTCTATGCCTTGATAGACGGTGATTGGGCGACTGTACACGATTCTGTTCCTTGGTGCAAATATAGTTGGATCCTGAAATTGGACCACCAGAGTATTTGGGTATAAATAACTTTGAATTTGTTGCATTATGTATTTATTGATTAAATGGTTGAACCAGACTACACAGAATTATTACAAAAATATCCGTTCTTGACCTACCTAGTTTATGGAGGCAACGATTATATCGGTGTCATTCAGAATCTAGACGAAGTTATAACAACTATCTACGATTATGGTGCGTTACGCACTCTAGAACAAAAACAGCAGTTTTTGGAACTAGCAGAGACTTGGTGGTGGGAAAGCAACAGGTTGATCCCAATCAACGTGTTCTTAAAAGCCGAATGGGTGCCATTCAGAACTGTGGTCAAGACCATGAATTCCAAAGATGTGGAAATTAAATTTGGCCCGCAAGTGAGCCTTAAAGAAATTGCTGCCAAACGCAGCAAAAGACGCAGTATTACACTGGTACGTAAACTGGGTTAACTAAACCCATAACTGACCTGTTCGCAGATCAAATTCATATTAACTGCCACTAGATGTGCGTAGCTGACCGCATGTGCTTTTTTGAAGTAGTAGCCATCGTCAACAGGACGTTCCCAAACTGTTTCAGCAACTTCTGTCCAGGTCCGACCAATTAAATGACGTTTAGCAGGACGTATTACTGCCAAGAACATGGCCAGTCTAGGAATACTATCAACTGGCTCAGGCATTCTAACCAAGGTATCGTAATGCGACCCAATGTGTATCAGTTGACTGCAAAAGTCTCTGGCCTGTAACAAATCCCACAATGGCTCTTGTTGCATCAAATACGCAAGATGTTCTTCATTTGTTATCTGTTGATATAACCCAACATTAAGTACGTCTATTTTTGTGTAGCCAAGCGCCTCAGCTGCTTCATAATCCAATGCGGCTCGGCCAGTAAACGGATCTGCAGGAATTTCTGTAAAATACACGCCAGTGTTGTGCTTGGAAACTTTATCGTCGCGAATAATGGTTGCCGCAGTATGCTTGAGTAACGCCAGGGCCTGATCTCTATTGGCCACGTCAATGTCAATGTCACTAGTAAATTTCATAGTCCGGCAGCCTCTAGTATGTGTTTACACCATTCGACATCAGCCATGTAATCCTTAAACTTGCGATTCCAATGATCAGGATCGATAAAAGGCAGAACCAATGCCACGTGTTCTTCTCCAAGGCTACCCAGAAAGTCCACCCCAGAATTGCAATTAAACAACACCCAAGGACTGACCCTGCCACTGGTAATATGAAAACAAATACGATTAGTGTTACCATACCTAAAGTAGTGACTCCAATCAGCGAGGTCATGATTCGTTTCAGCGTATTCATGCATTTCCTTTAGCGCACGTTCCAGTGCATCCTGTACTGCTTCACGTCGAATATAATCCAGCAACCACTCATCATAAAAGCTATCCTTGCACCACTGATCCAGCTTCTTGTTATTTTTTAAAAGCCATGCAGTAAAACTATCGCTATTGATAGCCCTAATAGCAACCAGATGTCTGCCGTAACGAACGAAAGCATTATAATAAGGACTGTTAACGAAATCTTCATAACTTTTCAGCCGTGCGCTGCCTTGTGTTGTTTCATAGAATTTTAAATAAGCTCTGAGACCAAACTGTACACCAGTTTCTTTTTCCTGTTGCCATCTGCGTTTTTGCTCACACAGATGTGCAGTCAGTGTTGACTCCTTGCGAAATTCTTTTTCGCAATAACGACATTTATAGCTCTGATTTAATTCGTTTGTCATCCCACCCAAGCTCTCGTGCCATTTGTTTAAGATCTGCCACAGTATTAATTTCTGCCAGTAGTGCAATATCGTCTTCGCCAAGATCCGGCCGTATGTTGCGTAAAAACTTTAGAACCTTGTTGTTGTTATCCTGTTTCTTTTGTTTGATCCAATCATGTCTAAACGTACCCATGCCCGGGCTTACTGTGGTAGCAGCAAGCCATTGCAGTTTTGGATGTTTAGACAGATCAAAAAAGTGCTTGTTTAAATTTTCATTGCAGGACATCAAGTAGTAGGCCTGCAAGTCGGCTGATCCTTGTACGCTACTGCTCCAACGCACCATCATGTACTCACTGAATTCTCGACGTTCTTCGTCGGTCAGCGTGTCCGGAAAGTCTCTGACCTTGCCATCTAAGGCCCGCATCTGCCGATCAATACTTAGTTTACGTTCTTTCATACTGGATGATGTTTAACAGGTTCTTCTTGTTTGATTAAATGATATATCATTATAACACGTTCTAGCTCAGACTGCAAGGTAGTATTTGTCCGAGCTATGCGTCGAATTTCGCCCCACATTTTATCTTCCTGGATGTGATCAATCAAGGGTCTACCATCTGCGGTTCGTTTATCGTAATCAATGTGATGCCCGGATACCGGATCATATCCATATCCTATTAGCTCACGTGTGGCAGGGTCAGCACCTGCTTCTCTAGCATACACTTCATTGCCCACACGTTCATAAATGTATGCAGCACCAGGTTTAAGTGTTCCCATAAAATTTCCTACAAAAAAAATACTTGTATGCTGTGTCGACAGTCCAGACCTGCCACGCTGTCTTTGGCAACAACCGGAGTAACACAATGCTGATATTCGTCTACAGATTTTTACAAATGGCATACCGATGGCGGCGGGCATGTGACATGGAATTATTTTTGCTATCAGACACCCAAGCAATTTGCCGGCGGCGATTTTGAACTCAGCAACGGACTTTATCAACAAGATCGCTTGGGTACAACAACAATAGAATGTTTGAATGATAGGTTAGTTATTTTTCCGGCCAAATATCAGCATTGTGTTACTCCGGTTGTTGCCAA